CGGAGTACGCCACGCCCATCCATTCGTCGCCGTAGCTGGCCAGAGTCGAGTAGTTCAATTCGTTGGCTTTGAGACCACGGCTCTTGAACGACTTGACGGCGTGGGACAGCGGTTCGCTCTTGCCGGTCTCGGCAGATTCGAGGCGCATGGCCAGCGCCTTGTAGGCGTCGGCACTGGGGCCAGAGCTGCGACCAACGGCCTTGGCAGACTTGGTTGTTTCAATCAGCAACGCCAAGTCGCCGGTTTCGATGTTGTCATACTTGCGAATTTCGCTGGTGATGACAGCCGGTGCGGCGGTCTGGAATCCTGCCGGGTTGGTGGCAGGCTGCGCAGCCATAAGAGCCTTCAGTTCTGCGATTTGCGCAGACAAGGCGGTGAGTTCTTCAGACATGATAGTCTTTTCCTCTGCCGGTGTATCCGGCTGTAGTTGTTCAATTGTCGGTGTATCTGTCACGACTGCGGGTACCGTGGATTGCTCCACCTGTGGCACTGCCGCCTCGGTCGTTTCATTCTGTTCTGTGTCAATGCTCTTGATACGCTCCACACCAAGGGTGCGGGGTTCTGCCGGCGTTGGCGTCAATGACCATTCAATGACCGGCCATTGGGTAATTGACTTGGCTTCTCTGCGCACCAGGTGAGGCACGCTGCCAGATGACCAACCGATAACGCCCCGGTTGATGAGTTCCAACACGGCGTCAACGTAATCCTCAGAGCGTTTCAGTTCAGCCTCTACCCATAGCCCGGTCTCATCTGCCGTCACGCTCTTGACCGTGCCAATCACATGCGAGACTTTGGCACTCATGGTGTGGTCATAGCAGACGGGCTTCGCAGGTACAAGGTCCAACATATAGTTGGTACTCTTGGTGAAGGTGTCGCCTTCCAGGTCTGCCCCACCGAAGATGACACCGTAGCCTGCCACGGTTGCCGTATCTGCGGTAAGTGCCTTGACGGTTACTAGTTGATTCATGATTTACTCCAAAGCCCGGTTGATAACTCGTTGAAAATCCGCAACGATACCGGCCTTGTACTTCTCGACTGCACCCTTATCAGTGAGCCACCGTCGCCGGTGTACACCCGCCTGAAACTGGTAGTTCTGAACGAATGGCGCATAGCTGGCATTGTTGCCGACCACGCCATAGATACCATCTGGCTGTGTGTAGATTCGATGTGTCCAACGGCTACCAAGTTTCTCACTGCCCGGCCCGCCACGAACGTAGGTACTGTTGGGACGGGCAGGAGGGTATTCCTGTAGCGCCTGTTGAATCTCTGCCAAACCCCGTTCCATTGGTGCCCGCAGGAGGTTGGTAGCGTTGAACCGCCCCAACTTCTGCATGAGTTGGTCTACCCCTTCGATGCGTACTGATACATCCATGGTCAACGCTCCACAACCGGGGCAATCCAACACCGGCAACGGGGATGTGCAGGCGGTGTGATACCGTCGAATGTGCCACCCATGGCAGTTCTCTTGCCGTGAAGAGGCCCGCAGGTTGGGCAGACTCGCTCATCTCTTGCGGTGCGCCATTCCATCTTTTTAATAGCACCGCTACCACGGAAGCTGGCGACCTGCCCCTCATAGAACGCCCGGGTTGTTTCGGTCGAGGCAATCATGGCTGCTCGTGGTCCGCTGTAGATGCTTGCCAGTTCCCCGGCTAGTTCTTCTAGTGGTTTGCCCGCCTCGATAAACCGTGCCACCGCACGAGCCACAACGTCACGCCCTGTGGATTCAATGCCGGTGATGAGTTCGTAGCTGTAGTTTCTAGCCCACTCTAGCGCCTCATCTAGCACCATCGTGTAATCAAAGGAGATGCCAACCTGTTCGAGCAGGTCAAGCGAGACATTGACGCCGAGCGATACCGAATCATATAGCGCAGCCTTCAGCCGTTGCGCCATGCCTTCAGTGATGCGCCACTGCTGGCTCACATAGTAGGATTCGACCATCTCATCGAATCCGGCCCGGAGACTTTTTTCAATGCGCCGTTCCAGTGCATCACGAATGGCACGCTCGGCTTCATCGTCATCAGGGTCAAGCTGCAACACCATGGCTTTCATGGCCCGGTAGTTGTCTGCACCTTCGCCTGCCCATTCAATGACTGGGTAAGCCTTGACAGCCTCATCATGGCCATGGCTGCACTGCCCTATGGCGTGTAGCTTTTCTTCGTGGCTCAGCAGATCCGATACAAACTTGGCAACATCAGGATTCGACCGCTTCGCTGCCCACCGCTTCAACCTGTCTACCTCTGCCCGCCGTGCGTCTGCGTCATCCTCGATGCCGTCATCCTCTTCAGGGGTAACGGTGGCGGGCAGGGTAGGGGTATCTGGTCCCGGCAGTGCAGTGGAGGTTGCGATGGGTTCCGGGTCAAGATCAATGTATTCAATGCCCTCTGGTAAGGTGATGCCCAACAATTGCGCAGCCACCGAGGGCTTCAGACCGCCACCGGTGTAGGCAGCAAAGGCGGCCGCTCGGCTGTTCTCATCCTCTTGGAATATCCCCATAGCTTCCGGTCGGAATACCAGGGAGAGACCGATAGGCGTTAAAAGCTGTTCATTGATGGTGCGTGCAACCAGGTCGGCTTCCGGGATAATCGTCAACTCGTAGAAGTTTCTTCGATCAGCCTGTGCGGTTGCATAGTTGGCAGCGTTGGCGAGTAGCAGGGACAACGGTATGCCCAGTGCAGTCCCAACGTCCTGCCGCTTCTCTTCTGTCAATGGCACATTGCCCAGGTCGCCTACACCATCACCGATTACGACGGGCTTAATGGCAGCGTTGATTACCTCTGCGGCAAAGGCGTTGCGGATACCGCCAACGGCTTTGCTCCACCAACCTTTCAGCTTGGCTCGGTCTGCCTCACTGGGAGGCGGCCCATCATAGGTCAGCAGCGTGGCACGGATAGCGCCCCGGTCGAAGTAAGCCTTGGTGTAGGCATCCATGGAAAACAAGACGCCCGCAGCGTTGGCAGCGTTTTGTGCCGGGGATGGTCGAGGCGTGGTCTCGTGTAGACCCTTGCTCCAAAAGTAGACAATCTCTTCAGGCAGGAAGCGTGTACGGGTATCGACAATGGACCGCTCAAAATGGGTCAACCCGTTCCTTGTGTCCCACACTGCCGCCATAGTATCCGGCGACAGGAAGCGCAGACCTAGCACACGCATTCGGTTACGCTCTTTCAGCAGGAACCCGGTAGACGATACTGTTAGGCTAGACTCTATCCTGTGTAGCACTTCCGGCAGGTTGGCCAACCACTTCAGGTCATCAGGTGGCAGCGCATCGTCACTTGTCCACACATCTGCATCGCTCTTATTGCGAATGCTCCAAGGCAAAGACGCCAAGGCATCGGCACGCATGGCGATTCCACGGCTCAGGAATGGCACGAACCCGGCAAGCGTAGCCAAGGAAAAGCGATTCCCTTCCTCGCTGCTCCAACCTGGGCGCCACTCCGACAATGGCACGTTTTTGATTCCGTCGAATATCGTCGATTCTGTAATCAAGCCCGTCACCCCGGAATAAAAAAGCGCTACGATTAACGTAGCACTTTCAGCACAAGTATTCTATTCACACATGTGACTATCTTTCCGGCATCGCCCGTGCCAGTCTAACCGCCGCTTCTAACGTGGTTGCAGCGCCCAGCTTTGACCGGATAGAGGCGCAGTGTACACGCACAGTGCAGATACTAATCTCTAGCCTGTTGGCGATCTGTTGCCCGCTTGCGCCTGTGGTCAACAGTTGCGCTACCTCTCTCTCTCTTGGCGTCAACATGGCGATTACCTCATTCACAGGAACATAGGCATAGCGGCTGCAACTCCCTGCCATGCCAACGCCAGACTCATCACGCAGTCATCATGCATTCCATCAGGAGCGCCATAGCGAATGAGACCGCTTGGCAGTTGTTCCGCCTCATAGGATTGCAGTTCACCGATCAGCACAGGGTCAGGCAAGATAGTGATTGTGCGCTGTTCAAATGCCAGTGCCAGTGCATCGATAGCATTCGTTTTCGTGGCGTTACTGGTCTGAAATGGCCGCACAGGTAAACCCTGCCTCTGCATCGCCTCTATCAGTGGTTCCCCGATACTGTTACGCTCCGCAATGATGGTGGCAGGTTGGAACCGGGCAGCGAGACCATTTAGGCGCCCAAGTTGTATCACATAATCAATCTGGTTGAATCGGTCAATGTGTACAACCTGGTTGCCATGTGTGTCGAGTACCGTGATCACCGTGTAATCGTTGGTCTTGCCCCAGTCGACACCGAAGATGTATTCATGACCTGCTACCCGTTCCAACTGGGGCATCGCCGTTGCCGCCTCGTTGACGTTGCGGAACACCCCGCCAGTGTCATCAATGAATTCTGCGAGCCACTCTTGCCGGTAGGTTCGCTCGGGTACAACGTACTTGGCACGCTCTGCGGCTTGGCGTATGGTCGGCATGGGGTTAGCGGCCGATGGTGCAGTGAATGACACAATGGTTTTACCGTCTGCCTGCCCTCTGACAAACTCCCGCCAAAACCAGTTGCGCCTCTTCGGTGTGGAGATGAGAACAATCACGCCGTCACGATCTGCCACTGTCGGCTGTATCACGTCGGTGTAAGTCTGCTCACCGATCATGGCAGCCTCATCAACAACTACTACGTCAAATGCCTCACCACGAATGGCAGTATCATTGTCACCGGAGTAGATGCCCAATAGCCCGCCAGAAGGGAAGTCAATTAACCTCTCAGTCTTGTTGATGTTGACCCGCTTGCGCACAGAGCCTAACGCCCGCTCGATAAACCGCCATGGCGCCCGAGCGTTCTTGTAGGTTGGCACTACCCATGCCACAGATGCGCCAAAGTCTGCGCAGGCAAGAGCGTAGGCGCCTGCCATGTACGTCTTACCCCATCTCCGACCCATCGCTACTACCTTCGTTTTCGCCGGATGTGCCAATATGGTTAATTGATCTGGCCGCAAGGCTGGTAATGGCGGCGCTATGGCTAAAGACTTGGAGCGATTGACCGCCACTATGCTCGACTTCGGTTTTTTCAACGTAGCCACGGTGACGGCCCTTTGTTTTCAGTCGGAACATGATAGCCCATGGCTCACCGGCTTCGACCGCCTTCAATAGTTTAGACTCTGCGATATCGTCGAATTGCCCGTTCTGCATCTCCAGTTCATTGCGAACAGAGGCATAGCGGTCACGGTAATTGTAGATAGTCATTGAATCGCAGTTAAGCAAAGCGGCAGCCTGATAGACCATGCCTTTAGTCTCTCTCAGTGCCGCCGCTACTTGTTCTGCTGTAAATTTCTGCTTAGCGCCCATAACGAATTACCAAAAGAACATGCCTTACCTTTGCCGCCACATTCCAACCAGGTCAACCACACTGGCAGTGACCAACGTGATACCGATAGACAGGTAAACCGTGCGAAGTAGGTCAATCACCGGTATCACCAAAGTAATACTGCATATCCCGCTCCAACTCGCTGCGGGTATCGTCGTGCAACACCATGTTATTTTTGTTCTTCCTGTACCACGTTAGGACTTCAATTCGGCCTGCGATAGCTTGCCCAGCGCCTACCCAATCCGCCAACATTTCACGACGGTAGCGGTCTGGCATCTTCAATGCCATCGTTGAACCGGAATCCTCACGCAATACCCAGTATTGCCAGTGGTGCGGGTTTGCATGTTGGTGATGAAGCCATGCGGCGTCGAAACGCTGCTTCACATCCGCAGGACGTTCGTTGTAGTACCATGGCCCGTAAAAGGTCTCCACGTAAGGCCACCATTCAGCCCGGCCAAACTTAGAAAGGTCATGTAC